GGATGGGCAATGATGGCCGCCCCCATCTCCGCCCCGACATCCGAGAGCTTGAACCTCACAAACCAGTTGGCTGTGCTAACCAGCGCCGTTGAAGCGTTGACGCAGGAGAATAGGCTCCTCTGGAAGTCCATCGAACAGCTAAGTGAGGATTTCGCAGACCACGGCAAGAGGCTCAGGGCCATAGAAAGGCTACCCAGGCCCGCACCGACCACTGCGAAAATCCATGAGGCGAAGCTCAAGAAGGTAGACGGCCTCCTGGTATCCCATAATAATCAGCCCATAACCTTCTCAGACATGGGCAAGCTCCTCGGATATTCGCCCAACACGCGAAAGCAGAATATGACTCATTTGGGTAGATGCTTTAAACAGTTTCCAGAACGTTATGAAGTTAAGGACAGTAAATTGGGTGGAAAAACTGTCCGACTTGTGCCCGAGTATTTAAACCACATTCTAAACAGGGGGGTATAAAATTTTACCCTTTACCGTAAAGCTAAGATATGGTATGCTCTTTACCTTTAATATTATATATAGACAGATTCTTACTCTTACTCAAAGTAAGAGACTATTAAAAAAGGTTGATATTTCGCACATTTCAACCCTACAGCATAGAAAGTACATAGGTAATACCCTATACTTAAGGTATGAGATAAAGGGTAAAATTTTACCGGTGGTTTGAATGGATTTGACCCAATTGGCAAGGACGGAGAAAGACAACAATCTCCTCCAGAAATTGCCTGAAAATTTTTACGAAGTAGCGAAAGGAGAGATAGCAATCCAGGAACAGGAGGCATCATTAGCAGAATCTGACATCGAGCAGATGATCCTCCAGGAGAACGTGACCACGGAAAGGCGCGCATACCAGAACCTGCGAACCATCCGGATCAAGAAGATCCTTAAGATAGCTGCCATGGATGCATACCGCGATGAGCCGGAGCACGCGAACGACTTCATGCAAGAATGCGAACGGCTGCTATATAATAACATAATAACAGGAATATCAAATATCAAGTAAAGGAGTTGAGAACCACGCCAAAAATATCGATAACCCTGGAGGGCAACACCTGGCAGGACATCCTGCGAGAGATGACCATCATCCAGGAATGCGCTAGACGGGCCTCTAGCGCGCCAAGGATCGATGATCTGCCAGAACGGGCCAATATAGCCAAAGACTGCCAAAAGTGCCGTAACGAGCACCTGGGAAGGCTCCAGTGGATTCTAGGAGAGTACTTCCTCGGGCCGGAGGAGAGAGCCGAAATCCTGGAGAGGATGAAATGACTCCAGAAGAGCTGCGAGCCTATCACCGGGAATACTACCATGCACACCGTGAGGAGATCCTGGCCAGACGAAAGGCATCCGCAGAGGCCCACCCGGAAAGGCAGGAGGCGCACAGGGCTCAGTGGTATTGCCACGACACTTGCCGGGTGCTGGAGGAGCACAAGCAAGCCCTGGCCGATGACCCGGAGCGATTGTCTACCGATTTTATCTTGCGGCTCGTGCAGGGGGAGAATGGAAAAACCGGCCTGTTGCAGAAGCTACCTGGATTTGATGTTGAGAAGGTCACGCTCAAAGAAGAGGACAAGAACGTCCAAAAGGTACGACTGGTCTTGAAAGACTATGACAGATTCAAGGGACTCGACGCGATAGTTACGCTGGAAGAGGACGGCAGTAAGGACCGTAAGGGCGGTGTAAGTGGAAAACTTACGGGGTCAAACGATAGCCGTAAACTCCATAGTAAGTTAGTAAGGACGGGGTGCGGGGGCAGAGAATCCCCACCTCTTCAGAGGTGGGATGAATCGTGCCCCGCTGTTATTTCCTGTGGACCAACAACTATATTAGGTAATGAAGCCTATTAACTGATAATGCCTAAAGTGTTTCGTTATAGATTGAAGCCCACAAAGTCGCAAGTTGCAATATTAAATAGGCAACTTGATCTATGTAGGTGGGTCTACAACGAGACGCTTGCTCTACGGAAGAATGCGTGGGAGAATGAAGATCGATCTATAAGCTACTTTGAATCTAAGAGGATGCTGCCTATCTGGAAAGAATCCAAACCTGAGCTATCGGAAGTCTATTCTCAGGTTCTTCAGGAAGCTGTTCAAAGGGTAGACCTGGCTTTCAAAGCGTTCTTCCGAAGGGTCAAAGCAGGAGAAGAACCAGGTTATCCAAGGTTCAAAGGCAGAAACTGGTATGACAGCTTAACGTATCCTCAAAGTGGTTTCGCGCTCAAGGATAACGTTTTGCATCTCTCCAAAATCGGAGATATTAAGGTCTGGTTGCATAGGAAAGTTGATGGAACCATTAAGAGGCTGACCATAAAAAGATCATCTACCAAAAAATGGTATGTCTCGTTCTTAGTAGAAGATGCACCAAATGACGCAGTACCAGATTCCGAGAAAGCGGTAGGCATAGACGTGGGAATATCCAATTTCGCAGTATTCTCAGATGGAACATTTATAGAGAATCAAAGATATTTGGCATCTTGTGAAAAAAAGCTTGCCACAGCGCAGAGTAAGAAAGACAAGCTCCCCCATAGATCACCAGAACGCAAGAAAGCTGCCAAGAAAGTCAGTCATATCTATGAACGACTTGGTAATCTCAGAGATAACTTTGCTCATCAACTAAGTCATCGGATAGTCAATGATTATGGCATAATCTGCCTTGAAGATATAGATATCAAGAATCTCATTGAAAAGAAACCTCACATGGCCAAGAGCGTGCTTGATGCAAGCTGGAATAGATTCAGGACTTACGTTACGTACAAGGCTGAAAGTGCCGGTCGTAAAGTGGTCATGGTTAATCCTGCATATACATCTCAGATGTGCTCAAGCTGTGGTTCGATAGTCAAAAAGGATCTCTCAGAACGAGTCCATAACTGCCCGAAATGTGGCCTAGTCATGGACAGAGATCTCAATGCAGCTAAAAACATTCTCAGACTGGGATTACAGTCTGTGGCGAGAGCCTAGATGCCCGCTAATTAATTGGCGGGAGTAGTCACTAAAGCCTATACGATCGTTGGTGGACCAGGGCGGGAGTCTCGTTCTAACTTTGCCCAAAGAGTGGACCACCAAACACGGCCTGCAGAAAGGGCAGTACGTGCGAATCGACGAAGAAGGTGATGCCCTTCGGGTGTTGCCTTGGAAGGAGGAAAAATGACAACCCTCAAAGAAACCGAAGCCCGGAAGCATTTGATAGAAGAATCGATGGCAGACATGTATCCAGAGCCGGAGGAAAAAGCATGAGTGGATATTCTTGTGCCGAAGAAGCGGCGGAAGCGGAAGCTTACGAGCGGGAAATGGAAGCAGCAGCTCAGGAAGAATATCAGGCCGAAATGGAAGCCAATGCGAGAGCCAGCGAAGGCCTGCGATATACAGACGAAGTAATTGAAGAGAGAAGAAGGAGGGCGCAGTAATGGCAGCCAGAACCATCACAATGGACGAGCTAGGCGCAGCCGTCAAAGAGTACGCAGCCCGCCACGAGCTGACCGTATCCAGCAACGAGAAGGGCTTCTGCCTGATGCCCGGAGATGTGGTCATCACCCTCCTGGATGGGAAGCCTTCCTGCTCCAATGCGGAGATCCTGGATAGCCTGATCGAGATCCTGATGGATCTGGCCGAGAACGCCCCCAAGTCCTCAAATCTGGCCGTTCGGGGCATTGGGCGGATAACTAGCCGATCCCAGGCCGGAAGTGTCCCCGGAAGCGCCCTAGAGGCCGTCAGGGAATGCCAGGGCACCGAGAAGACCACCTACTCCACCGGAGGAGGCCGGAAGGCCGCCAGCGCCAAGACCAACATAGCCGCGCTGATGGAAGCAGGCGGATCTCTCCAGATCGTTGGCCGCGAGCATACTCCTACATACATGGAGGTCGTGGTCCGAGCATCTATCCCGGATGGAAATGCCAATCGTGTAGTGGAAAGCAGTATGTCCATCTGGAAACAGGAGTACCTAGCTAAGAAGGCCTGGGACTGGATAGTGAAAGTCCTGATGGACGAGCCGGGCATCGTCACGGGCACCGATGAGTATGGGATGCCAGAGTTCAGGGAAGGTGCGACCATCAAGGTACGGATATCCGACGAAGGCAAGAGCGTCCTGGTCCCTCTCCCGGCCAAGATAGCCCTCTGGAGGGAGCTAGCACGGGAATGGCAGTTTGCCGGGCGGGTATGCGAAAGCAAGGCATACAGCCGGGCAGCGGACATGCTCCTTAGGGGGGACTGGCAATCTTCGGAAGAGCTGAAAGAAGAGCAGGCAGAAGTCGCAAAGATCCAAGAGGGCAAGGCATGAGGCCCCCCACCGACCGACCGGCGATACCAGCAGGATGCGAAGCACGCGCCAGGATGGATCTTGAGGAGGTCGAATGATCTACCTGTCCATAGACAGCAACGAAGCCATGCGGCCGCGTGCTGATCTCATCCGGAAGGTGGTAGAAACCGATGATCGGTTCTGTCTTTCCAATGGTCGGTTGGACACCCCGTTTGATATCAGGTTCGATACGGAGGATGTCTGTGAAAACCTTAACAAAGGCATCAATTGCGAGCCCTGTGATCATGGTCCATGCATCAAAAACAGAACGCTGCATATCGAAATCAAAGATTTCTCCGAGGAAGGCAACAGCGATTACCTGGCAAGCATCCTGAGCGGGCACTTGTGGGGACAATGTCTCGCCGCGCGAGAGCTGGGCGAACCATTTGTTATAGCCGTCCTGGGGGATGATAATGACGTGGGCGCGGCCATCAGGAAAGCAGCCAGCCGGAAGCATCGAATGGACCCAAAAAAGCTCATGCAATATTATGAGATGGTGGAAGGCTTCGAGGCGAACTGCATAGGCGTCGGGATTCCGGTCTGGCGTCTCAAGACCAATCCCTATGGCAGAATCCTGCTTCGGGTTAGGAAGATCTTGGAAGGCGGCAATCTGTCGGGTTTCGCACCCAAACCCGCAGACGGAGAACGAAAGACCGTGGGTCTTTCAATCCTCGCAGGACGCGGTGTGGGCCCCAAAATGGCCGCAAATATCCTGGAGAGGTACAATCTGTGCCTGATCCTCAGAGACGGCTTCTGCGGCGATCTGGTGGACTGCGAGGGCATAGGTCCGAAGAGAGCGGAGACGATCAGGAAGAATTTGGAGGTTTTGGATTGATATCGTTTAGAGGCAACTGCAAGCATCTGGCCTTTCTTTATGCCAACGACCGGACGCATTTCGATAAGCCCGGGTGCCTAAAGGGGCATGGTTCATGGCCCGGCGACTGGCAGTGCGGCAAATGCTGTTGGGATTATGATAAGAGGGCAGGAGCATGAGTCTAATTTCATGTCGCTGGATGCGGTTATCCACCGAAAGTGGAGACGTTATCTGCACTTACGATGATTCTCGCGGATGTGGAATCTGCCCATACCGGTGGCAGCTGGGCGAATGCCCGATAGCTGATGAGGTGATATAATGAACAGTCCAATAATTTTTGACATAGAGACAATTCCAGACAGATTGACCGAATACAACCAGGCTTTCCCAAAGTCGAAAAAGAAGGCCGGAATCCATGCCATCATCAGCCGCGTGGTCGCCGTAGGTTATGACCTGGGTGGCTGCCGGAAGGTCATCATGGGCGAGGAAGAGGAGATCCTGAAAGAGTTCGCTGATCTCCTAAACGAGCACAGAACGGCCACATTGGTGGGCTACAATGTGAAGAACTTCGACATCCCCCTCATCAGGCTGCGGGCCGCCAAATATGGTATCAAGCTCTGCCTTCCGGACCGGAGATCGCAAAGGATATGTGATCTTTTTGATGTCCTGGGGGGGAAATGGCAGACGGACGTGTCCGCGTGTTCGCTCAGCGAGCTTCATTGGTTTCTCTATGGGGCTGGAAAGCAATCGAACGGTTCCGACATAGCCAAGATGTGGGAGGACAACGACCCGGAGGGCATTCGGGCTCATTGTCTGGAAGATATCGAGATTACGAGCAGGATCTACAACGATTTCAGGGGGACGCTCTGGTGAGCCGCGGCCCGATCAGGCACCGGGAAGACTTGGGGGTCTTGCCGAAGGAGGATTCGTTTGTCTTCCAAGACCACCTTCCCGGAGTGGCGGGTGGCCTGGTCCGCTACTGGAAGGATAGGGGCCTCATCCAGCGGGTGGGAACCGTTCGCAAGAATGGATCGGCAAGGAGAGGTGTGTGGGAGCTGACAGAACGAGCGAGGAGGATTTTGGGATGAGTCAGGAGGACATATTGCGATGGCTTGGGGCGAATCCGGGCTGGCACAAGACGCTTGTAGTGGCAAGAGGGCTGGGAAAAGCGACCAGGAATGGCGACATCAGAAGCCGAAAGGCACAGTATGCGAAGGGGTGGAGCGCTTGAGCCATCTGCAAGATTGCATCATGGAGTACTTGCGACAGCATCCCAAAGGGGCAACGGCTGAGACTATCGCAGAGGGTATAGGATCGACAAAGCACGTTTTGTGGCCTTCAATCAGAGGGCTGGAGCGGTGGAAGATGGTAGAATCGGAACGCGCTGAGCACGGCAAGATCTGGAGGGCGATAGAATGAAGAAAGCCGGCTGGCCGAAGGCAAGGCTAGCCCATTCTTTTGAGGGACGGGTGGGGCAGGCTTGGAGGCCTGGTAAGGTCCCAAAAGAGGGAATTGACAAAAATGGAAACCGACGGGTATTCCTGGTCGAGGAGGGCCATTTCAGGTGCAAGTGTGGGTCTGTCGTCCGCATCGACAAGAACGGGTTCGCTGCATGCGAATCCTGTGGGGAGATCTTCAACGATCGCAAGACCATCCAGGGCACTGAGTACCACATGAGCAAGGCAAAGAAAAAGAAGGCCATGCGGGAATTTGCGATGAGCCTCGTCTCAAGAAAAATATAAATAGGAGAAGCTTCATAAAGTCATTTGGACGGCAGATCTCCGTCTTTCTTTTGCGTAAGCTTTCTCAATGTGATTCTCAATGTCCCTTCTCACCAAACGCAAGAAGCCGTATCGGAAGGCGGCTATTTATCCAAATTTTCCGTATCTGTATGACGAAGAACCGGACGAAGTGTGCCGGTTCCATAAGCACGAGGCGACATGCCAGACAGAATAATCGATCTCGACTTGTGGGAAGACGGTGCCGCCAACCAGCTCCCGGCTATCACAGTCACTGGCCAGGGCCTCCACTTCGAAGGCAGCACGGCGGAGTTCGACCGGCTGCTGTTGATCTTGGGCGGATGGCTTCGCCCGTAATATCCTAATCATCCCATGCACCGCCTCATTGGCCTGGCGGAAAAAGGACTACGCTAGCCCTCTGGTCTTCAATGGCCGAAGAGGGCTCCTTGTTACTGCTCTGAGAGGAACTTTGCTATGCCGCGACGCTGCGATATAGACTGGAGGTGCATCCAGGAATGGAGCAACCACGATCTGGATTTCGTCGAGGAAGCCATCCGGGTCGAGAAAGCGCTCAGAGCGGCATCGCCGAAAAAAGGATTCTTGGCTAGAAGGTAGGGATTTTCTTGAGACTCATATTTGGATTACTCCTCTTAGCTTTGCTTATCGGCAGCTCTGTGGGTGTCTATCCAGCTCCATTCCGGTTCTCCGACATCCAGGCACCCCCTATCGTGATGCCCGAGCTGCAGACGGTCAACATCTCCCATCTCAACATCACGTTTCCCGAGTTTGGACCCGAGATCGGCGTATCCCCTGTGGAGATCGAGCTGGAACCGGAGGCTGAACTCGAACCCGAGCCAGAAGCTGAACCAGCGCCGGAGCCAGAAAGCTCCTATGACGTCCGGATCTACCAGCAAGACAATTTCATTATCACAGAAGCCGCCGGAGAACCCATAGCAGCATTGCCCATTTCATCGGATGCAGCAGGCCTGTTCAAGGCGGCGGTAGATGCTACTCCAGACGGTGGGAGCCTGCATATAGGCGCGGGCCATTACCTCTTATCAGCTCCTTACCCATTTGCACTCAATCCGGACGGCTCCAACATATTCTATTCTGCTATCCAGGTACTCGACAAAGACATGTACATTACCGGGGATGGGATGGGCAAGACCATCATCCAGCTGCTTCCCGGCCAACGCAGCCCTTCGCGGCACGTTGCCATGATGCTCATCAGGGGCACCATGGGCTATGATCCGGGGTACGAGAGTTTCACCATCCAGCACCTCACCCTGGACGGCAATCGAGCCGCCCAGATAGACGGCCAGCCCCACGACGGTGAAGGCCTGATCCTGGTGGGGTCCGAGCGGAAGAACGGCCTATACTACCAGCTCAACCTGAAGAACTCTTGGGGATCCGGCCTTTACCTGGGGAACAACGGAGCCGGAGATAGCGGCACCAACGAGATAGTCTCCGTTGTGGTAGCCCATAACTGTAGTGCTGAAGGCATCATACTCGATACCTGCCACAACAGCACGGTGATGGATTGCGCGGCCTGGCAGTGCAGGGAGGGCTTTGTTCTCTATGGGAACAACGACTGGCAGACAAGAAGCCAGGATAATGTCGGTGTCCACGGTTTCTGGACCGACAGCCAGGTGACCGTCTGGCAGGTCAACGACTTCACCATAAGCGATCTAAATATGGATTGTAGCCAGACCACGGGATCTTACGGCCTGATGATCCGGGATGGAACGGGCCTGGTGGAGAACTCCGTTCTGAAGAGCAGCCAGACCAGGGAGGACTCGACCGGTGGGGCGACGTACATCACCGAAGGCTCCAAAGTCGTGTTCGGAGACTGCATACTGGAAGGCTATTTTGGTATCCATGCAATAGGCCGGTCCTATGTAGAGGCTAGGAACTGCAAGATCACGGCCCCCGGTGGATGCTTCTGTACTACAGATCTGGTGCCTGTACAGAGCACCATAATCGCAGAAGGATGCACGTGGGCAGGAACCAAGACGGTCATGCAGGAAGGGGCAACATTTTCGGAGAGAGTGTGAATAATGGACCCAGACTTAAATCAAAAGCTCGCCGCTTACGGGATGCGTTTGGAGTTCTGGAAGGTATCAGACCTACAGAAACTGGCCGAGAAAACCAAGAATCCCAGTATCGAATATCTCTTATCTCGCCCTTTCCTGAAGAGGATCAGACCACTAAGATCAAACACATCCTCGACAATTTCGAATGTCCGCAGTGCAGATCTCTGACAGACAAATAACAATTAAAACACATCGCGGCATATTACTTTCACCCTACATTTCAGGCTATCATCCTCAATCAACCGCGATTACATCGCAATTATCCTGCAATTCTAGCCTAATTATGGGTGATTTTTCGGGATATTTGGCACATCAATTGATCTTTCAATTCGAATAGTGCCTCCTCATATTGATTTAGAATTCTTTAGAAATAGGTGCATACCAATGGCAAAGGAGAGAAAAAAGCCAGGTCCAAAGCCAATCCCCATAGATTATGATGCTGTTGCGTTCTTCTGCAGGAGCCAAATCCCAGATGCAGCCCTGGCCCGTAAGCTGAACATATCTCCTCAGGTGCTCAGCAACCGGCTGAAGCGCGACCCCAAATTGAGGGAAGCTAGGGAAGGCGGTGCCTGGGATGGCAAGAACATCGTATCTGATGCGATGTTCAGAAAGATGCTGGATCGGTATATGACGATCTGCAAGGACTGCCAGAAGATCAGGTTCTCGTTCGAGAAGTTCTATGACAAGTGCCCTTACTGCGATCAATCCAGGCCGATAGACCCGGAAACCGGCTTAGACGAATATGGGAACGATCACACCAACGTCAAGCACAAGTTCATTCCCGGAGATACAAACATCATGATCCACTGGAGCAAGAAGCACCTGGACATGGGCGACCGAGTAATTCACGAAGGCAACCCCACCCAGCCATTGGAAATAAATGCCGTGATCGAGACACCCGCCCAGAGGCTCGCCCGTTACAAGGGTTATTTTGATGAAATCGATAAAGACACGGGGAAGGCAGGTAAAGGAAAAGAAGCCACCGAAGATAACGGACAAGCGGCTGATCTTTCTTAAAGAGACCATCCTCGATAACAAGTATTGCATCCACAAGCCCACCCGGAAGCAGACAGAGTTCTTGCTTCGCCAAGAACTCGAAGTTCTGTACGGCGGGGCCGCCGCCGGGGGAAAATCTGATGCTCTGCTAATGGCAGCTCTTCAGTATGCGTGGGTCCCCGGTTATGCGGCCCTCATCCTCAGACGCACTTACGCAGACCTGGCTCTTTCGGGGGCCATCATGGATCGTAGCCTCCAATGGCTTTCCGGCAGCGATGCTCACTGGGATGCGTCCGGCCACAAATGGACTTTTCCATCCGGTGCAACGCTCACCTTTGGATATCTGGAAAGCGAGCGCGACAAGTATCGTTACCAGTCGGCGGAATTCCAATTCATAGGATTTGACGAACTTACACAGTTCACCGAAACACAATACTCTTACCTATTCTCCCGACTTCGCCGGTTGAAGAACACTGATGTGCCCTTGAGGATGAGGGCAGCTAGCAATCCGGGTGGTGTTGGACATGAATGGGTCAAAAATAGGTTCAAGATAGATACTGGGGGTGATCCGGAACGCCCGTTCATAGGGGCCAAACTCGATGATAACCCGCACGTCGACCAGGAGGCATATGAAGAGGCATTGAGCAAATTGGATTATGTCACCAGAGAACAGCTTCGGCGCGGAGACTGGACCATAACGCATAGCGGCGGCATATTCTTCGAACCTAAAACCTGGCCGATCAAATCGCCCGACATCAACAACAATCCCGAATTGCAAAATTGTGTTCGTTACGCTTCCTGTGATCCGTCCGAGGGCGGCAACGATTATGCTGCCATTGGTGAAGTAGTTCGCTTACCGGATGGTCGTCTGCTGGTCTGGGCATGCGACATGGCAGTTGATAATCAGAGTGCTACCATTGGAAAGATCATCGAGTTTCAGCGATTATTCAACAACCGAGTATTCTGGATTGAGGCCAACAGCTTAGGTCACGCCAAAGGCGCGGAAGGTATGAGCCTCTTCGAGAAAGACTTGCGAAAAAGGATGGTCGAGGCGGGCGTCACGGTCCCCTTCAAGTTCATTTGGAACACCGCCAACAAGGAAGCCCGAATCAGATCGATGGAACCGCATTATAGCAATGGGACGCTGCTGTTTCGATCAGATTGGGCTGCTGCTTATCCATCTCTGATCCAACAGCTCAAGGCATTTTCTCCAGATAGCAAGATGCACGACGACGGCCCAGACATGCTTGAGATGTGTGTGTCTGGTATCTTAAATGGGAGAAAACCAAGATCGTACAACTTCTCAGCACCATCTCAAATATCCAGCTCAGGAATCCCGATACCATGACGACAATTCATAGGAAAATTCGCAATGCCGCCGGCACCACCGGCAAATCCCAGGTTAACCTGTCGTCTTCGGGGTTCGCTGCAGTTGATCGTAACATCACCGCTTCGGCCATCCTGTCTGCTCTATCGGTTCCGCCGGTCCAAGGGCTCCTCTTGCCCATAAGCAAGATTGCCTTCAACGGCTATGATATCGTCCCTAGGCCTCCTGAAGAGGAGAAGGCGAACGAAGCCAAGATAGCCGAAGCCCGCCGGGGCCTGCGCATGGCCGATAAGGTGGTTCAGAGCAGGTCAAACATCAGGCAAACCTTCTTTGATACGCTGGGCTTCAGGCACTCGATTTACAATTACAGTCTCAAAACAGAAGAGCAGTGGACCATCCCGGACGTATTCAAGCATCTGCCGGCGGTCTCCTTCGAAGCTGCTCCGGACAACACCAGGGGCAGCGACCGCTATTTCTCCGATCCTCTCTTGAAAGGCATAGTCACCGACGCGGACGACGATAGCATCCACTATTGGCAGTCTCAGAGCCGGTCTGGCAAGCCGGTAGAGATCGAGGCTGACCAAATATTCCATATTCAGGACCGGACGCCTGGTGAGCTGTCTTACATAGCCTCTATCATCCCCACCATCAGACAATGGGGCTTTGCCAGAAGCCAGGCGGTCATGAAGTACCTGCAACGGGTGGCAGCCCCTAACGCGGTTGGGGTAATCGACTTCCAGTACGTCACCGCCATGATGGGCGATGGCCAAGGAGACGAAGGCTACACTGGCACAAAGATAATGGGCATCCCGTCCGAGGTATGGGATTATCTTGATAAAGTGATTAAGGCCCAGTCCACTGACACCGCTTTCCTGATGCCTCCGGGCACAAAGCTAGATTATCCGACGCTCTCCGCCAGGCCGCCGATAGAGATTGATCAGTATCTTATTAGGGAGATCACCAGTCATCTCATCCCGGTAAACATCCTGGATACTTTGGGAAGTGCCATAAGCAAATCCAGTGCTCCGGCTCTCGAACTGTTCCAGCTCATTGTAAACGGCTGGAGGGAGATCTGCGCTAGGCCTTTTGAGGAGTTCTATTCGAAGATCCTGGAGGACAACGGTTTCTTTGGGTGGTCGTGCGAATTCCAGTGGTGGCCGACAGTCCCCGAGGACAAAGCCCAGGTCCACAAGGAAGCTCTGGATGGAGCCATGAACCGGCTGATCACGGTCAATGAATACCGGGCCATTCATTCGTTACCAGAGCTGGATGACGCTGCTTTGGCCCAAATGTCAAACGAGTATAACCAATTGGGCGGAGGCATGTTATGAGAGAGGAGTTCCTTGTTTTGCGGGCCCTCCGGACACACGGTATCCGGACGCGGGGCTTCGTGCTGGATGTATCCCCAATGGCCAGGCGGCTGAAGAAGATCAGCCAGGGCGCGGCCACACTGGAAACGAAGTGCAAAAAGAAAGGGAAGAAGTAGGTGATCACTATTACAGAAAAACAAGAGAACTCTGAGGTCTCCCCTGAATACCTCAAGGCCTTCCACAAGTTCGTTACCGGCCATCCTCTCATCTATGATCAGGTTAAGGCCGAGATCCACAAGCGGGCCAGAGGATCAGCAGGAGGCCAGGCGAAGGCCCGTAAGGCCCAGGAAGAGGATATCGAGCTAGAGGACATAGAAGAACACCTTCTGGCCGGAGAAGGCCCGCTAAAGGTCACTAACGCAGCCCATGTGGAGGGCGAAATCCTGGAGACTGATGAGTACTTCGATGTGCCAACGGTCTTCGCCAAGGAGGGCGTCTTTGTTGGAACCAACGGCATCCCGACGCTCAAGCGGTACGATGTCCTGAAGGCCAATGCGCCGCGATTCTTAGGAGTTCCGATCACTGACAAGCATCTGGAAACGGATACATTGCGGCCCGATGACAGGTGGCTAGGTCACGCTATATCAGCCACTCCGAGGGACGACAAGCGGGACATCTTTGGAATTTCCAGATACTACAAAAAGTATCTGTTGCCGGATGAGATCGGCAAGATCCAAAACAAGCAGTTCCCCGACGCGAGTCCGGGATATTTCACGATTACCAAACGCGAGACGGGCGAGTTTGAAGGCAACAAATACGATGCTGTAGAGCTTGGCCCTTATAATGTCGTAGAATATGCGAACTTCTTCTCAGGGACAAAAGGAGCCTGTTCGCGTGAGATGGGATGTGGCCCCTTCCAGAACGCCTCCCCGGAGCCCGATCCGTTCGAAGAACTGATGAAGGCGCCGTCGAGCCATGTTCTGGTTGACGGGAGATTTGTGAAACGGTGCCCAAAACAAACAAACGAGGCTGACAAAATGGAAGAAATTGAGGCCCTCCGGGCCGATTATGAAAAGCAGCTTAATGCTGCTAATGAGAAGGTGACCTCCCTGGAGGGCATCGTCTCTGAATTGAGCGCCAAGCTCGATGGCCTGGCAACCGAACACAAGCAGCTCAACGAGGCTTTCACCAGCAAGGCAACGGCAGAGGCCGCAGCTTCTGAGTCTGCTCACAAGGAGGCCTTCAAGAAGCAGCTCAATGCTGCCGCTGCAACTGAAATTGATACCCTCTGGGACGAGGTCCGGGATATGAACCCCGCGACTTACGAGGCCTGGAAGATCACCAACTCCGCCAAGCTGCTGACCGAAGCCGAAGCCAAGACCCTGGCCGGTAAGAAGACTCTCAATTCTGCTGATGTGGTCGAAGCTGCAAGAGCCAAGGCCGATGCAACCCTGTTCAAGAGGAGATGATTAACAATGGTAGTAAATAGAAAGACCGCTGTCTCTGGCAGCCAGTGGTATGTATCTTATCCCGCCGCTTCCCGTATTCCCGTTGGCGGCGTGGTAGCTCTCAGCTCGGCCACCGCTGGATCGGAAACCGTGGCCGCTGCACAGGCAGAAAACGCCATCATCGGAATAGCCGATAACCGCCCAGAAGGCCTGACTAAAGGCAAGTACGACGGGTTCTTTGAACAGTATGAGCAGGTCCCCATCGTGGACGGTGTGGGCTATGCCCTGGTAATGGCCAACGGCGCTGACGTCAACGTGGACCTTGGCGACTTCTTAGAGGTTGCTGTCCTTGGTGATGGCACGCCTGGCAATCACGGCCTGCTAGAAGAGGCAGGAAGCACCGCAGGAACAACCTTCACGGTATCAACCGTCGCAAAGGCTCTCCAGAGCGTCACAATGGGCTCCAAGAGCTACAAGACCCCAGCGTCTGATGTCGCTGTGGGCGACACAACCGTCACAATGGCCGCTGGCGAGATCGCCACCATGGGAATAGCTGTCGGTGATTACATCTGTCTGGAAGACCTGGATGGCGCTTGCCAGACAAACCGCGTTGCGTCTCTGACATCTACTGTCATAACGCTTGAGATCCCCTCAACCGTCGCGCTCGTGTCTAACGATTCCGACTTGGTGACCAGGTGCTACCCCTGCCTGGTAAAGCTGGTGAAATAAATGGCTACTGATATGCTTTACGGGTCTGGTATTGTCCCTGGCACATTTACCGCGACCTTCTACGATTACATCAACGATTGGTATGATGTAAATCTGGATAACCAGATGGCCAGGAAATGTACCGTTCTGACTCAGGTGCCGGCCACAACCGAAGCCTACGAGGCCAACAAGATTGACTTCGCCGGTGACGACGTGGTGCCGAAGGCCAAGAAGACCCCCGGCGTTGAGGTCTCCCTGGGAAGCACAACCAGCAACACACCGCTCTGGCGGTGGGCTGATAGCTTCGTCATGAACGAGGACGACCTGGCCAAAGACCCCATGCTCCAGAGGAGATACATCGAAGGCTGCATGGCCAAGATCTTCCGGGGTGAGGATAAGGTCTGGTTCGCTGGCAGGGCCGTCAATAACATCCCCGGTGTCGCTACTTGCGCAGGCCTGAACACCAACGGCAAGGTTGTCGCCTCCGGTGCTTCTGGCAGCGATACCAATAACATCGGTGCCTGGCTGACCTCCGATACCAACAGGGACATCTACGAGGATCTGAGGGTTGCTAGGGGCAAGCTCGATTCCAAATACCGCACCAACCTGCGAAACCTCTACCTGATCGGCAATGCCGCCGCTATGGACGCTCTCTTCCAGAAAGATCCCTATTCTGACAGCTCAAGCCTGATCTATGAGTCCGTTGCCCCTCTGTTTGGCAGGACCAAGAATGAGCCCATGTCTGATTGGGCGATCATCAACGATTCGGTGACGGCGAACTACGTCTACATTGTCACTAAGAGCCGGGAAGCTGCTGAGCTGGTGCAGGCCAGGGGTATCACTGTCGATGACAGCTACCCCCGCAAGGCCATCAAGAACATCGAGGTCCACCTCTATCAGGA